TTCCTGCTTTACCAGGAAACGTATCTGAGACATTAGTACCAGCAGTAGATGGAGAATATATTCTTAAATTTAGAGATGATGGTGGCAGATTAAGTTCTGGAGAAACTTCTGTTGTTGTAACAACTCCTGACCCACAACCAAAATTAGCTGTATTTGTCGATAGAGAAGATACTGATTCTCCTCCCTTTGCTGGTACAAAAGTAGATTGTTTCTTTTCTGATGATGTTAATGGTCTTGTTCTTGGTTCATTAGATGAATTAGATGGTGTGAACGATTTTGATTTAATTGGTGATTTTGATTTTCTAGGTGCGGTTGATATTACTGGCGGTTCTTATGAATTTGCAAATACTTTAGATTTAGGTAGTAAACAACCTTTACGTCTAAAACGTCATTTTGTTACACAAGGTTTTTATCCATCAGATTTATTTGATTCTAAAGGTTTAATTGATAATATTACAGATTTTGATGGTGCTACCGCCTTTGATGTCAACGCAAAACTTTTAGTTGCTACTACTGATTCCGATCCAGACGCAACTGTTACTGGAACGTATGCTCAATCTGGAACAACTATAACTGTAACTAAAAGTAGTCATGGACTTTCAATAGGCGGTTTTGTAGTTCTTACATTTACTTCGGGTAATGGAGTTAGTGGTAATTATGAAATTCAAACTAAAACAACAAATAATTTTACAGTTACAGCAGCAGCTAGTCAGACCACAAGTGGTAACGTCACTATTAGCTCAGAATTTTCCAGGTTTAATACATTTGCAAATGGAACATTTATTGCAAGAGGTTTTAAATTTAGATGTGAAATGGACTCAGACGATCCAGCGCAAAGTATTGAAATAGATCAATTAGGTTATACAGCAGAGCTTGATAGAAGAGTTGAAACTGTAAATACTGCTATAGCTTCTACAACTTCAACTAAATCAGTGACCTTTGCTCAATCGTTTTTTACAGGATCTAGCGGAACAAGTGTTTCTTCTGGTTCTGCTTTGCCAACAATAGGAATCACTATTGAAAATATGACGGCTGGAGATGAATTTTTCTTATCAAACATTTCTGGAACGGGATTTGATATAGATATTAAGAATGGTGGCACTAATGTAAATAGAAATTTCAAATATACAGCCATTGGATTTGGGCGTGGTAGTTAGTATTGAATTAAGATATACTTAGATAAAAAATTGGATTAGGTAATGGCTACTCACGATT